CAGCTCTTCCTGTCAGCAAGAGGTTTGGAACATTCTTATCATCAACAAACTGTTGAAGAGCCTTCTTCAAGTTGATAGGAAGAATTGTATCAGCAATGGTACGGGGTCGATACTTCTCGACCCACAAAAAGTCTTCGCGCAAATTAGCCTCCGAATGATGAACTAGATTCTGTAGGGATCCAGTATTCTACATCATCCCCTCGAAAGTACGCTAAACCTCTTGAAGTAATCTTTACGTTATAGTCACCACTGATAATCTTAATGTTCTCAGCCTTGAACATCATGCTGAAGTTATGTTCTGTTGTACCAACTTCAATCTTAAATGTATCACCAGTTGGGTTCTTAGAATTAACTGCACCAACATAAACCCTACCATCTTCTCCACTAACAGAGAGCTCTGGCATTTGCAGAATGTTAATAGCTTTCAACACACTAGACAACACATCAGCAGACATTGTAAACTCAATCTCAGCATCTTCAGGAAACTTAATTGGCTTATCTGGTGGTGTAACAATCATTTCAGGATCAGCGTATGTGTAATTGACTACACGATTGCCTTCTGAGATAACCAAGAAACTATCACCCATTGCAACATCAGGATCATTGAACATTGACAGAACGCCAATGAACCGTGACAAATCATAAATCGCATAGGTCTGTGGGAAGACCTCTCCCACTGTTGCTCTAGCCATCACCGTTTTATTGGGTGACATTGTAGTAATTACACTACCATTTTTGAACAACAGTGAGGGGTTGATAGTAGAAAAGTTCTTCAATACTTGAAGTGTTCTACTTGTCAATTTCATTTTTTAGCCTTATCTTTCTTTAAAGAAGCTGAGTCAGCTGTCGCAGAAGCACCAATTGATGCTAAGTCAGCCAAACTACCACCAAACACATACGTGCCAACGTGCTGTGTCTGCATCCATGGACAGAACCAAACCTTCATACCAGCTTTCTGAACGTTGTAGCAGAACATATAGTCCTCCGACAAGTAACGCTTTGATACTGGATCGATGATACAATCAAAGTAAGCCATGATCTCACGTGTGCCATCAAAAGCTTCAGTGCGGATGTGATCTGGTTTGTAATGCAAGTGCGGGAACACTTCTTTGTACTTGTCGAATGTCTTACGACGGATCATCATAAAACCAGTGCCCATCTCCATCACCTCGACTGGCTCACCGATAGGAATCTCTCGTTGACCATTACGTGGATTGAACACATAGTCACCAACAAACTTCTCTAGCTTGTTTGGATCCTCATCTGCAACACCTTTGTCGACAGCCATCTTGATCTTTTCCCAGCTAATACACTTCTTGGGATAAGGAGCACCGATCACATCATAGTCGCTGTCGTCATCTTGCATTGCAAGCAGTGCCAGAACGTCTTGTGGGTTGAAACCAATGTCACTATCAATGAACAACATATGGGTTGCATCACTACGCAAGAACTCATCTGCGCAGTAGTTACGTGCTCGTGTGATCAGAGACTCGTTGAACAAGAAATACAACTGCAAAGGAATACCATACTTTGCACAGATAGCTGCTAAGTCAGCCACTGCACGGGTATACATCCCCACACAGTTACCACCATACATCGGTGTTGCAAGGAACAGTTTGCGCTTGCGCAACTCTTCAATCGATACTTTTACTTCAAAGGCCATTATTTAACTCCATATTTTTGGTCGTGTTGTTTATTAAGTCCATAGTCACCATTATAACTACTTAACGATTCAGCCTCGAAGCTGAGGTACTGTCCAATCCTAGTCCCCTTCTTAATCCGTGCCACGCCAGTAGTAACGTGGAGAACGGCAGCCATAACGCCATGATAACCAGAGTCATAAAGCCCACTAGTAAGGTAAAGACCATTACGGTTAAGAGTAGAACGTGTAATGACCCAACCAGCTTCGCCATCTCCCACGTGGATGACGTTTTCCATAACGACTTCATATCGTCCTGGTTGGAGCGTATAGTATTTGAGATGGTCTGGAACGAGCTCGTGGTCTGTCCCTCTGTGTCTTTTGTGTTCATTAGAAATCTCAAAAACATTATCACTGATCTTGAAGATTGCTCCCAATCTCAAGTCTACAGCATTTGGTTGTGAGTCGCCTTCTTTAACTTCGGTCAATGCCGACCGGGACGAAGGTCCGAGTACGTGTTTCAATCTTTTTCTCCATAGTGTTATCGTCAGCATACATCATTAACAGAATGTAGTGAACGGCTTTCAACAAATCTTTACGGTTCTTTCCATCTTTCTTACCGTAACGCATAATATACTTGATTGCTGTATCAGCAGCAGTGGTACTCAACGTGCCACGAGACTGCCAAACATCAATCACTTGAATACCATCATTAACATAATGCTGACCATAAGTTGAGTCAACATAGTCTTGGATATCCTGAATGTAATTGTCTTCTGAATACTTGTACATTACTTCACTTTCTTATTAATGAATGAGCAATTATACATTGCATCTTTAATTGAGTCAAGATCACATGCATTATGATCAAAGTTTACTTCATGCTCAAACTTACCTTCCATCAAACCTGATGGAGATTGATCAAAGCGAATGTAATTCAAACCAGCCCATACAGCTGCACTCGAATCCCAACTGAAGATTGAGTTGTGAAATTCGCTTAGCAAGTCAATCTCATTTGGACCGTCCACCATTCCCAAACAGTGAAATTTATTATGCACATAATCCAATAAACCGCGACGCTTCAACTCTGTCAGAACTTTCCAACGAGAAAGGAATCGTTGCATCTTATAAGCATCACTACGCTTACCACCGTTAAAGGTGGTTTCATTTACACCACAAGCAATAGGACAGGCAAGAATTGATAACCCAATTAAGCCAATATTTGGATCCTTCAAAGCCCATTCAATAGAAGTCAACAGTCCTTCCATATCTCCCAGTTCGCTTTGTGGGCAGAAGAAAGTCTTAAAGCCAGCAGACTTTAATTCAGGCATCATCTCTTTAGCCTTGTCAACTGTTTTCTTCCAATGTTCTTTTGGATAGTCAGTCATTACAATGTAATCAGCTTTGACCTTCTTACCCATTTCAATCAACTTGTCTGATGGGTACATTGGATGTCCAAGCTTGAACATTTCAAATGCTGAGTTGTCCATGATCTTTGGCTTACCATCATCCAGATCAGCGTAGAACTTAGCATACACTGGATCAGACTCAACCAAATGAGCAAGGATCAAGTGAGCCCCACTCATTGGAGCAAACACCTCTAAGAAAGGTGTTGGTGTAATATGGCAGAAGTTAATCATACTGCGTATACTTTCATTGTGAGGTCATGTTTGCATGGGAAGTACATTCTACAACCGTTCTCACCATCTTCTGATACTTCAATTACATAATCTCGATCAGGCCATGAGTTGTAAGCACGTTCATGCAATTCACGAGCCATCATCTCACAGGACTTATGATTCATTTGCAATGTGCCATCAGCATAGAAGTTTTCAAGGATTCGTTTCAATTGAATAAACTCAACATCGCGGTTGTCATGGAACACTTCCATCTCTAAACGAAAGTGGAAGATGTGACGATGAGGAACACCGAGAAATGATACATCTAACCAGTCTTCGGTTGCTAGCGTTGGGTCTGTGTCGGCACCAGGGTAGCGATGAATGCCTTCTTTTTGAAATGTTACCCAAATAAAACTTTTATTTTCCATAGTGTCTCCTTGTAATATTAACTGCTGGTCTATCTTTCACTCCAATCCAAAACCCTTTTGTATTGTTCTTGGTTATAATATAATTTTGCATTTCTTCACGAGCATACCAAGCCATCCAACCTGTTTCAATATTGACATGCCAAAACCGATGATTCTTTTTTTCTGGTTTCATCCATTCAACCGGATCAACATAGAATGCACCAAAGTAATTCATGTTATTCTTAACATCGATACTGTAATGATTATGCCAAGTGGGTTTCTTGATCCATAAATCCTGACCTGCAACTTGTTCTTCGTAACTGGCTTCGTTGTCAATTACATCCCAACCCCAACTCTCAACAGCTTCTTTAACAAACATCTCGCCTTCACGACCTTTGGCACCTGAAGCACCAAAGGCCTGTTCGAGAGTAGGAGTCCATTGTGGAGTCAATCTGTTGCCACTCATTGTACTTTATCCGTGAGCAAAGTTAAGGAATTCACGACGCAACTCAGAGTTAACCTCAGAGAATAAACCACGCGTAGCTAACGTCATTGTTGTAGATGTGACATCTTGAATGCCTCGTGACTTAACACAGTAATGCGCACCATCAACATAAACAGCAACATCGTCAGATTCTGTAATAAACTTAATAGCTTCACAGATTTGTTCCGTTAGGCGTTCCTGTACTTGAGGACGCTTCGAATAGAACTGGACAATACGATTCAGTTTGGACAAACCAAGAATTGTTTTCTTGGGAATGTAAGCTACTGTAGCCTTACCATCAATAACCACAAAGTGATGTTCACAGTTTGACTGAACGTTGATATTACGCTCCAACACAAAACTGTTGTTCACGCCCATCTTGTTTTGAATACGAGTACACTTGGGAAAATTATCATAATCCAACCCGAAGAAAATCTCGCGTGTATACATCTTTGCAACGCGATTGGGTGTATCAATTAATGAATCATCGGTCATGTCCAGACCTAGCTCCTCCATAATTGCCTGAAAGTGTTCAGCAATTACCTTGATTTTTTTATCATTATTTTGCTTCACTCTGTCATACACCATAGGAGTTTCTAATCCTACTTTGATCATGTGTTGACGTACTTGCTCGCCCAGAGCTGCATCTGTTTTTTCCATATTTTTCCTTGTTGTTACTGGTTAGAGATTTTTATAAAAAGAAACCTCCCGCGTGTGGAGGTTATTATAAAATAATAAAACTTATTTGTCAAGCATTTTGTTCTTGTTTGTCTTCAATGTGATTAATAATATTGTCGAGATATGTTTTGATCAACCGATCTTTGATCAGTTCCGGAACTGTCACGAATGGCCACTCAATCCGAAAAGGACATGAGGTACTCCACCGACTATTCTCTATAAAATATTTATAGTGTTTGACGTGTTCCAAATTACTTGGATCAAAATTTTCTTTGAGGTAAGTCACCTCTGATAGCTTATAACTCATAATATTTTAACCTCAATGTCCAGCCAACTTCTTGGCGTTGTAGTAGTAAGTTGTAGCTCCGGCAGGAGACATATCCAACTGCTCACGGATCTTAGCGATCACGTTGTCTTTAGACTGGCCAGCAAAATCACGATAGATCTCCAAAGCACGTTCTTGCTTAGTAGGACCACCGGTGCGAGGACGCTTAGCTGCTACTTTAGTCTTAACAACTTTAGCAGGCTTTGCAGGCTTAGCTGCACGCTCAGCTTCCATAATAGCACGGCCCTTAGCAAGTTTAGCTGCACGCTCTACTTCTTCAGGAAAGCCCTGGTAAGGACCGTCCTCAACTTTACGCTTAGGATTCAATAACCACGCATTGTAGTGGTCAAG